ATACCTATAAGAAAAAGAAAATCCCTCCCTCTGCACTCGGTAGGGTAGGGGAGTGGACAAAAAATATAGTGCCCACCCCCCTTAGGGTCAGGGAGTGGGCACAAAATGCAGTTATACGTTATACAGAGACTGTACTAATTTTTTGCAGGTCGGCTTCCTCGTTGCTAAGCTCTGTACCTGCTACTGTGTTAATACCCATGATATTATTATTGCAAGCTCCTTCGAATCTTATTCCGGCCAGGTAGAAATAATCGGCAGTCGCAGGAATAATGCTATTATTAGTGACGCGATTATAGCTGCTGGTTCCAGTGATTCTAATTGCATAGTCGTTATTCCATTTTTTATTACGATTGAAAACGTTATCGCTAATTACTCCCGCGTATCCGTCCAGAACGTTAATAGGGTGATCAATGTTGATAAACTGATTTGTTGTTAAAATAACACCTTGGCTACTTCTAACAATAATTCCTTTAGATTCTCTGTCACCTAAAAATACGCTGTTAGATACGGTTGCGCTCGAATTTACAAATTCTATGCACGTGTCATGAGCATTAAAATACCCGTTGTCGATCGTGACCTGACTGCGCCCAAGATTAGTGCAATAAATGCAGCGATTGCACTGATCTGCTATGTATCCGCGAATAAAAATGTTCCAAGCCGCTAAAGCTGTGTCCGTACTATTGATTTGAATACCATATTGCGGGTGAGCACATTCGCAGTTGTCTATATAAATATCGCGGATATCGTTGCTATTGTAAATGATGAATTGCGAGCTGTCGCAGGTCAGATTTAACATACTGCTGTTGCAATTAAAAAAGCGAATAGATGCGTTGCCGCTTATAGCGTCCGGGCCGTCGCTTGTTTCGTCTACCACAAACGAGCAGTAGCTATCACTTGGTGTGCCAGTGTAGAAAGTATCGTGAAATACATTGCTCACTTGCACATTGATGGTATTTTTATAAAAGCCAACTCTGTGGCCACCTACACAATGTAGGCTGTCAAAGAAAACTCGCTGAGCACCTTCAACTTCGGTGAACTGTAACACTTTTTCGACTGTTGCGCACAATGTGGCATTCACCAACCATGTTCTTTCAAGGAATCCTTGAGATGCCGAAATGCACGCATTATCAGCGTCAAATGCAATAACTCCACCGCAAAAATCATATCTGGTATGCGATGCCATTAGGACTTTGTTTGTCAGATGATACGGCGTATCAGCCGATACGGTGTTGTTGGATGCGCTCCAGGTACCAGGAGATGGAAATTTAATAGTACCTGTAAAATCAATTAGCGCTCCTCCTCTGAATACATCAGCCAGACCAGCGTCGATAAACCAATCACCGAGTACAAGCCCCCCTGTAACTTTATATTTGCCGCCTTTTGTACGTTTAAAATGCAAACAGCAGGGTGCCACTGGTGCCGACATTGTAATTGTTACACCCTGCGCAATGATTATTGCATCGTGGGTCATCAGCGGTGCCCCAATATCAATAGTCCCTGTAATTAAATACTCACCGTCTGGGAAGTACAAATCTTTACCAGATGCAATGGCTTTTTTTATAGCTTCAGTGTCATCGGTAGACCCGTCACCAACGGCTCCGTAGTTTTTAACGTTTGCATAATCAAGGACTTTTTTAATATCTTGCTGCAACTGATCAATGCTGTCCTGAAGGCCCTTGTCTGCGTTTTCTCTGGCCGTCTGCTCTGCGGTAATGGCAGTGCTTAGGTCATTGTCTGCGTTTTCTCTGGCCGTCTGTTCTTCGGCAATAGCGTCCTCTCTGGCCGTTTGTTCCGCGTCAATAGCCGTCTGAAGCTGGTTGTCGGCGTCCTTCCGGGCCGTTGTCTCTGCGCTCAAGCCCTCATTAAACGTAGTCACAAGGTAGTGCAGAACTTCATTTGTGGAGCTGCTAACACAGTTAGAGCCGGGCACGTAGGCATCACCGGCGGACATTGTTTTTGTGACACGTACAAGCGCCCCATTGACCCAGACAAGATCGTTGACAGCTCTTGCAGCTGTCGCGGTGGGGCTGTGGCCCTCATCGTTGGGAGTAATGGCTTTTTTGACATCGGCCCAAAGTTCATCAAAATTGCCAATTTTGGTCCAGAACTCGGTACGATCCAGAGAAACGCCGGACGGCACCGGCTGTACGGAAAGATAGGCGTTGCCGTGGCTGTCCACAACAACGGTGTTTGCCTCATACTGGCTTGTGATGTCCCACTGAATCGGGTTTGCGTACTTGATCGTGGCCAGGCTGACGAAATTCGTCAGTTTGGTGTCGAATTCGTTCAGCGCGTCCATAATCCAATCAAGATTGAGATCATGGAAATTGGTGTAGGGCGCTCTGTGGATAGGATTGATACTCATAAATTACATCTCCTTAATATACCAGCAAACAAAAGTTCGCCCGGATGTCCGTAACGATTTTATGAACTGCATTCTCCATTGCAAGAGTCAACTCTTTGGCAATAAGGTCTTGCGGGTCCCGTCCTGCCCGGCCCTTCTCTGTCACGGTGTCGTTGTAGCCGTCGTGCAACTCCGAAGTATTGTTATCGGTGGTTGTCTGATCGGTGGTGGTCGTGTCCGTGCCGCTGCTGGTAATGGTGTTCCCAGTACCGAGTGCCGTTGTACTCTTTTCAGCGGTTTGCAATGTCCCGCTGTCAAACCCCGTAACGTCCCGGGTGGTGCTGTCACTGCCGGTATTCTGGCCGGTGGTGGTCAGGTTGGGCGCTCGTGTAGTTGTTCCCTTCACGCCGTTTGTGCGGTTGATCGTGCCGCCGCTGGTTCCTGCATGGTCGGTGGTTCTGGTTCGGTCATCGGAAGCCAAAACATCGTATTTAAGGCCCAGCGCCTCGGCGTACCGGGTCCAGCTCGGAAGCATGGTTTCAGAATAGACGCCCAGCGCCCTGCGCATAGTGGGGCCATCCGCGTACAACACCTCCAATTCCAGCGTATCAAACAGTAATTGATTGCAGACAGCGTCTTTAGAGACATTGTCAGGGACTTCCAAGTCGTCGAACAGTTTCGGGTATCTTGCCAACAGGCCGTTAAAGCTCAATGTTGCGTGCATCGTTGTTCACCTCCTGCTTCCCGGTATCGGGCGGAAAACGCCAATCGACCCATAAAGTAGATTTGTCAATTCCAAAGAGCTTGTGGACCCGCTCGCACCCATGCTGCAAGCTATCCAACCATAGCGACGCTTTGGCGGCTGTCTCAACGTTGTTAGAATTGACTTCGTCGGTCAACATCCGCTCTTTTTTGCTAGTGTTAGTGTTGGGAATGCCTACTTCCGTATCGAACAGGGCTTTAATGGTTTTAAGGGCTGTCAACAGTTCGTTGGTGATGAAATTTCCTTTAAGGTCTGTCGCAAAGTGCATCCAGGGGGTTTGCCCGGATGCCCCATTTTTAGGCGCTTTAAGCAAAGAGGAATCCACAAAAACGGCGGGGTCGCCCTGCATGATCTGGTCGAACATCTTTTTAAAAGATTCTGCACCGGCCTTGTTACCAGATGCAAACACATACGCCAACCGGCTGTTGATTAAATTGCTCTGGATGGTCTGGGCCGCAAGGGCCATCATATCCCCATAATAGGCCACAATATCAACCATACCGCGGTAATCGGGCTGCAAATTGATGATCTCGCACTGCTTCCCGATTTGCAAATAAGGGGACCCTTTGATAAAAGGGTTTGCAATAATGGAGTGCGTAGGATTATAAAAAATGTTAATGCCGGTCAATCCCATTCGGTCATATACCAGGCCGTAACGGTCAGTATTGAACACCGTCACACCGCCGGAACCAAAAACAAGATATTGCAAGCGGTTGCTGGGCCATGTGTCGGGGAGCGTCCAGCGGACCATAGACACAGCTTCAAGGAACAGATATTTGCGGAAATAATAGGATAAGCTGTTGCCCTTGGTGTGCATCACGGAGGGAGTCACCGGCGACACATGAGCGTTGATCTGCTCATAGCTGTAGGGCGCGTTCATAACAGACGACCTCCTTTAGACATTTTGAACAGTAACCAAATCGGCAGCTTGCCGGTAGGCCACGGACCCGGGCCGGGGCCTCCGCCGGAGTCCCATTCTACTTCCCATGTTCCGACCTGATTCGGGATTCTGATAATGCTGGACGGGTCCCTCAGGTTTCCGGCGGCATCGGCGTACTCCCAATGCGTGTGAATGCCCGTTGCGTACCCGGTCTGCCCCTGTGTGCCAATAAACTGACCCTTTGTGATCGTGTCGCCGACGTTCCATATCTGCGAAGCAAAGTGTGCAGCGCGCCAGGTGGTGCCGTCGGCCATTCTGACTTTGATCATATTGCCCCACGACTGATCACCCGAGGTACTGCCATTCCAGTGCTGCGCCACGACCACAACGCCCGCCTCGGGCGCGTAGGCTTTATGATTGCCGTGAACCGTGTCAATGCCCCTGTGGCGGCTTCCGTCCGAGTACGCCGGATAACCGGCGGTCACTCTGATTGGCGACACGTCAGTAATACACTGTTTATATACTGCCATTGTTTTTTTTTCACCTCCTACTCATAGAAAAAACCGTTTTTGAGATAGCTTTTAACACTGTCTATCTCTGCCGCTGTGGCATTGAGCGCAATGTCTGGATCATCCACCATGATAAACCCCGGAATTGTGGACAACTGTACCCGCTTACACAGGGGCCTTCCGTGGTCCTCATTGTTGTCGTCCACAAGAATTTTAAAGCGAGCGACCATATACGGTACCGAATCAAAAGCTATTGTAGACCCAGTGGCGCCCTTACTTGCAACATCAGCATTGGTTGCTTGTGCAGCATTTAGAATACCGTTTCCGACGTCTGAGAAAGATCCCCCGGCTAATGTTGCTTGGAGACCTCCGAACGCAGCAGCAATACCCGTTTGCAGCAGTCCTCCGCCCGATGGTACATCAAATGTAATATTTGAAAGTTGAATAGGTACCCCGAGTTTAGCGGTTGTCTCGTGTACTAGCTGATTTGTATCAGTAAACATTCGCAAGATACTGTCGCCGGTGAAAAGATCCACCGTATACTGTATAGATAATGTTGCAGCGCCCCACAATTTAGATGCGTCGAGGGGAATTACTCCGAAGGGCTGCAAGAAGATAGTGTAGTCCGTGTATGGGGAGGCATTACAATACCCTCCACGACTTGCCGCTTGTGGGTGCTTTGGGATACCCACACTTACCGATTTTGTTAAATTGTTGTTATCTGCTCCCAAAATCCAGCAAGGGATGTCTATGGACCACCACCCAACATCCACATCGGACACAAGCGGCAAATGCGCGGTGAGTTCGGCAACATCAAATGGAAAGTAATTACAACTTACGATATACTGATACGGATTAAAAAGTACTTTGGTTAAACTATCGCTAATTTCTGCATTATCAATACTAAGATATGACACATCGGTTAGCAATTTAGCAGATAGTTTTTTAACATTTCCAGGAGTCATTACTACATAGGTAATGGCACCAATGGAATTTGCAGCTTTGGCTATAAACCCGATAACAAAAAAGCCCCCGCTTATTGTTTCGGAAAAACCGCCTTGAAAAGCGCTTGTCACACTCCGTACTTCGGATGTTGCTGGATATAGGCCGTCTGAAATGGTGCCGTCAAACTTTGCCGACGATCTCACAACATATTCGGTAGAATACCCGATCTGGTCGCGGTAGCTTGCCAGCGTGTCAACAGTCAGCGAGGCATTCCAGAGCCCATCGGAATATGTCCAGTTCTTTACCCAGTAATACCGGCTGAATGTAGGAAGATAGCAATAATTGTACCCGGTGGGGTCGCTTTGTGTTGCAATCTTGATCTCTGGGTCAATGATGTTACATGGGGCTTTAAGGTCAATTCCGAACTCCTGCCCACCGCTGGGCCGCTTTGTGCTGTTTGTGCGCTTTGCAAACTGATAAAAGGTAGCTTGCATTTTGCACCTCCTATAAAATAACCGGCGGGCAGATGCCCGCCGGTGCCGGTCAGGACTTCGAGGGGTCCTCATCCTTGTGCGTGGTGGTTTTCAGGGTGGTGGCTCTGGCTGCTTTGCCCGTGCTGGGTGCAGTGACGTCTCCGGCGGTCATCAGGAACAGAACGGCGTTCTCGGTGAAGTCGTCGTACCACGACCACCCGTAGTGATACCAGAAATTCGTATACAGGCCGCGTGCGTTCATGGGGGTAGGGACCACGCGGGACAGCTTCGGAGTGTATCCGATGGCGTCCCAGTCCAGCAGGCACCCGAATACATTGGAGAGCTGTACTGCTGCATTCTTGGATGCCACACCGGCAGCAGTGGTCACAACAGGTGTCGCGGAAATGGTCTCGCGCTCGTCGATGTTCTGCCAGAACGTGACCTGCTCGGCATCGCGGTATTTCAGCATGTTATCGTGGAACACCTCGGGAATCACGCGGGCGTCGATCTGGCTCTGCGTGCCGCTGTACAGATAGAGGTGCTGGCGGTCATAGGGCGTATGGCGCATGATGTTGTACGTCGTGCTGCCGATCTCCCAGTTCTGATGCCAGTTGATGGTGCGCTCCTTCATCAGGCGAGAAATATCGTTGATACGGCCATAGGCGTACTTTGCGAAACCAGGGAAGTTCGCTTCCTTATACACGTCCTGAACGGTCAGTTTAGTGCCCTGCTGGGCGTTGTACTCGTCAAGCAGATAAATGACGCTGTTCGGGCTGGTCACAGTCATGCCGGTCAGATGATTGGCCATCAGGTTATTGGCCAGGTTACGGCGGTCCGCCTCGATCTGGTTCGACAGATGCAGCACGAACGAGGACCAGAACTGCGCCAGTTCCTCGGGGCCTTTGAAGGCCGCTTCCATCTGGGTATCAGCTTGCGTGTAAACGCGGCTGTAATTGGTCTGGCCATAGTAGTTCGTCTGAAGGACTTTAGGCTTGTGGACTTCGTACATATCCACGCTCTTGCCGTCCTCCAGCGCCCACGCCTTATCGGTGACGGGGTCAGTGTCGCAGAAATTGATCTTCCGCACATGGTTCGACCAGTCGTCGCCCGTGACCTGCAAGCGCTTCAGGGGTGCGTCATAGGGCCGGACGGCAAAAATGGTGCGGCCCAGCACCTGGCTGATCGCCTTGGTGTAGTTGTCGGTACCTGTCAGCAGCGTGGCCTGTGCCACGGATACGAAACTCGACGTATCCACGATGGGCGACGTCGGCTCCTGGCCAGTGGCCATCTTGTTAATTTCCGTCAGAATTGCGGCAATGTCCGCAAAATCCATACCAAGAGGCATATTACTTCACTTCCTTTCCATAAGTCGGGTCGATGATTCGGGCCGTCACCGTTGCGGCATCTGCCGCCGGCTGCTGCTGGATGCCAAGGCCCAGCGCGTTCGCTTGCAACGTCTGCGTCATAGTCTGCATTGCCTGTGCGCTGGTCTGCTGGCCCTGCAAAATCTGCTGCAACAGGGTTTCAAGGCCATCGTACTGCGGCGTGGGCTGCGGCACGGGCTGCGGCACGGGCTGCGGCACGGGCTGCTCCATAGCTTCGATCTCTGCTTTGGTGTATCCGGCCATAGCGAGGGCCGCTTTTTCACTGATTTTCAACTTTGGTCGCCTCCATTACAACGTATGTGTCATGCGCAAGACATTTGACAATCAGGTCTTTGTCTCCTTTGGTTACGGGACCCACTGCGCAGCACTGCCGCGTGCGGTCGCCGTTGGCCCAGTCGCTATAATAGGTAACGCCCAAACGAGCGCATAAATCGGCCAGCAGAAAAGCACGCTCGTTTGTGATCGACTGGGCAAAAATGATATAACAACCCATAGTCAGCTCTCCTTCTTGATGTCGTCCAGGGCAAGCCGCATCTCGGTAATAGCCGCAGTGTTCTCCTTGACAACGGTATTACACTGGTACCACATCAGCAGAAAAGCAGCGATAGGAAACCCCACATTAGAAATAGCCTGAATCACAGTATTGGCATCCATTTTGTGCACCTCCTTACAGATACAAGTAAATCCCAGGTTCACGCGCTGGCTGACGCTCGCCCGCCCCTTCTGGGGGCTGCCTGTGGGCACCTGGGATTAACTTTAATATATACTAACCGTATAAAAAAGTCAAGTACCGCAATACTCGCGAAAGAAAATTTCATCCGAGTAGCGCTCGAATTCGAGTTGCCGCTGCAAGTACGCGGGCCAGATATACCCATACGCGGCCCTGAATCGTTTACGCTCATAATCGCCGGTGCCGTATGTGGGCATCTCGCCAGACCGATGACGACACACATAGTAGAGGGGTTTACTCTTATGCTCATAGATGCAGCACCGCCCAATTTGAACAAGTGGGTAGTATTCCCGGAGGGGCCGGGATACAACCAAACTTTTCTCCTCGGCGCTGTACTGGTTTTCAATAGCGGACCTGTAAAAATCTGTACCAGTCATGGACCTATAGAGGGCCGTATTGGCTTTCTCTTTGGCAATAGGGCTGTCCACAAGATCAATCAACAGAATGCCCTTATCGGCCAACAGCTTGACGCGCTCTTTCTTGCCGATCATCTTTTCAACCGTATCTGTAATTTCCCACTGCATATAATAGGGGTTTGCCATACCAACAGCGTTTGACATACATAACAACGTCAAGGGCTTTTGCCCTTGTAATTCGCGGTTACGGTTGACCGTCTCATAAATGTTGGCAAGGCCCACACCCTCGCCCCGCCGGTAATAGTCAGATTCTTCTTTCTGGTATTCGTCCAAGATAATTATATTGGTATGTGGGCTTGAAAAACCACGGGTGCGAGCAAAAGTCACCACACTACCCACTACGCCCGACATCTTGGCCGGTTTTATGGGTGCTCCTGTATCCGTGTAGGCTCCTGCATTGCCCACTTCATACAGTCCCGCTATTTTGGGCAATTTGAACGGGGCGTAATGTGTTTGCAAATCGTCGTTCAATGGAGACCACGGCCACATACTGGGTGACGCGCAAATAAGTTCCGCTTGCTGCGGAGTCCTACGCAAATACAGAAATTCGTCGCCGGTCTGGTGAACGTGCTTTAGTGCCCCATAGGTCTTGCCTGTACCACGCCCGCCCCAGATGAAAATAATGGGGGCCCCTGTGGACAAAATGCCATCTTTTTCGGAAAAATTCGGCCAACCTTCATCAGTGTACAGTTTAATCATCAGACAACCTCCATAATCTTGTACCCTAATATCTTTGCGTATTCGTCGGTAATTCCCAATGTGTACGTATTATCACAAATACACAGGTTTCTTGCTATATGTACCGTATGCCCGTCAACCACAAAATCGGGCACATTGGGCCGGTCATTATAAATAACCTGATTACCGGCGGCAAGACAGAACGTAAAGCCGGGTTTAAACACCTCAAAGCCACCCCAAAGGGCCAGCTCCAAACCGCCTTTCCGTTTGCTAACTCCGGCTATGGTAGTAGTGATCGGCCCGCCCTTTTTATAGGTAGTCGCGTATTTTTTTGCGCCCCACGTCATAAACTCCGCATAGCTGCGCTCTTGCTCATACACGCCCATGTAATGAATATTGCCTTTTGGGTCCGTAGCACATGCGCCATTATCTTTCGCAAGCTGTTTCACAGATTTGTTAAACTCCGCTAAATCAATATTACCCATGTATTTGACGCTGTCGGTGTCGCAGTACACGCCATTTTTGCCCGCGGCCCATTGCGCTATTTTTAGGCGCTTGCGGGTGTGGGCGGTTGTCCATACGCCCCATTGGTAGGGTAGAAACAAGTGGGGGCGGTGGTCGTTATAACTGCCCTCTGGGTCGTCGGTGCATTCGCTCCAAAGATTGTCGGGGTCGTCCTCGTCAAAAAGTGTGTCCAGCTGCAAGGGGTCTTGTGCGGTCATGCCGTAGTAGCTATTGAGATCGCCCTTGGACTTGACATAATACAAATCTTGACCGGGAACACCTTTAAGGGATGTTTTGCCGGTGTAACTCTCTTTTACACAATCCGTCAAGGGCTTTGGCAGTTTGCCATAATCGGACGTATATAGGTTCAGAACATTAAGGGCATCCCAGTCATACTCTTTGGCAATGATTCTAAAATCTATATCGGTTATGGTGATCTCCAACTGTTCAGCAGACAACAGACGGCCATTGTCGTTAATGTATCCTTCACAATGCCGAACCTTTGCAAGGGGGATATATGGAAACCCCCACCACTTGAAACGCTGACGCAAACCTTTCACTTGCAAGCGCATCAGACACGCCTTGCCGTGCCTCATACATTGCATCAAACGCTCTACGGTGGGCAGTTCCTGCCTAAATGGAGTCATAGGAAAATAACATTCGCATTGTACGGCAGGGTATGCGCTCGACATATCCACGGAACCAACGTTTTCTAAATGTAACCCCACATAATAGCGGTTGGCGTGCGTGTCACCGCCTCGGAACGCTTCCCGTAACATTTGGTAAAGGTCCCATGACGGCAAAAGGCGCTTGACCCGTTTAATGCCCCATTTATACATTGCTTCTCGGGCCGTCCGCCGGACGTAGCCGGTGCGCGTCAATGGTATCGTATAGAGGTCGTCGCCGTCTCGCTTCATCTCAATTAACAGGCACTCTACAATGCACCGAACATCATTAACACAATACGCTAATTCTGTAGACGTTAAAGGCGTCCATGGGTAGCGAACCTTTGAATAATCAAGTGCCCCCGTCAATTTGGCATGAGGGGCCCCCAGCTGTTTGCCCCAGGCATCAAGGGACAAATTGCTGTGCCGCATACTGCATCGGTACTCAATAGCGCGATTGTCGCATTTTAAGACCCTGCGTGGCTTGCTGGCGAACACATCCCCCGGCCCGAACTCCAGAACACCCGACAAATATTGAAATTCATGTGCAAGATTGTGAACGTACATACACAGAAACCAGTCACCCTGAGGACCGCTGTTTGCTTGCAAATAGTCGCTGATTGCTCCCGTAAAGTTCAGCCACTCGTCCCACGTCCTACCAATAATGGTAATATCCAGACCGAGTTGACACTGCCAAATATACATTATGGTGTGGGGATTGTCGTCCGCATCAACACATACTCGGCTAGTCTCAATATCAAACGCACACGGCATATTCACATATAAGCGCTTCTTGTTAGTTTTGCGTTTCTTGCCTTTTGTGTGTTTGCGGTCTAAATGCTCCATAAGCCACGGGACAGGGTTGTAATTACAAGCCTCCGCCAAAACCTCCGCGCAGGTTGGCGGAACTGCTGCCGTCGCTGTAGTCCCATTCTTTACCATAGTTGACCTCGCCTTGTTGCCACTTTACAAAATCGTCCATACTTACATTATAACCGCCTTTCTCGCGCCAATACATAACGGGTTGGTCAGACGGATAATAATAGACGCCCGATGCTTTCACGATCTCCCACCATTCCGACAAGGCCGTGTACTGTTCCTCGGGCACGTCGGCTACATCAATACCACCAACTTTCATTTTTTGCTTGAATTCCTCACGGGCACCGCCTACTGTGGAACCTTTAGAACGCACAAAACGCGCTACATCCGCGAGCGCCTGTTCCAATGCTTTGCGGTCTCCTTGCATTGCCTTCAGGGTGGGGAAACCTCCGGCAAATTCTTTATAAACGTCGCTTGTGCCGCTGATGGGGTCCGCGGATAGGCGCTTAATACGCTTCTGTGCAATGTTGCGCAGTCGGGTGTATTCTTTGCGCATCTGATTATCTGGCCAAGACTCCAAGGCATAGGGGGTATACAGCTCGGCACTGTATTTAAGGGTCGCACTTGCTTTAGCTGCACCTACTGCCATGTTTCTTACGCTCCTTTCTATCTAAGATCATATAATACCAGTCCAAAGGGTCCGCTTCAATGCCCAATCCGCTGAAAATGATTTTGGCCCATTCAGAGCGGAAAAACTCAACATCTTTGGTTGCGACTCCACTATATACAATAGCAGAGGCAAGATATATCAGGGAGTCGTCGCAGTTCAGCAAGGATATTCTGTTATCTTTACTTTTCATGGGGTCTCCTATAATAAATAAGGGCGGCCTATGGCCGCCCGCCGATTAGAATGGCAAATCGCCCGCATCGTCGGTGTTGCTCTGGCCGGAGATGACAAGCTCAGGGTAGCCCCGCTCGTTCTCCTCAACGACCAAATCACAATGGCGCAAAGTGATCTTGCGCGTCCAGTCGGACAGAATTACACCCGGCTCGATTTCAATGGACACTGCCGGGGCTTCATACTTGCCGGATTTCAGCCAAATTTCGCCTCCTTCGATCTGCAAAGCCCCCTCAACTTCGGACAACTTAACAAATGTCTTAGTGTTTTTGCGGGTGCTCTTGCTGGCTGCGCTCTTGCTGGCTGCGCTCTTGTTGTTACGAAAATTCATAATATAACTCCTTTCGTTCTGTGCCCTGTCATTATCAATACCGGGCGGGCGACCCCGATAGACGGCCCGGAGGGCCGTTTCGACTTAGTGTTTCCCATTAAGGTGTTTATTGTAAGATAATATTAATTCATCTTGAACAGATTTAGCTCCATAGTACATAATTTCAGATGAGCCGCAAATATCTTTAAACTTCTTTAAATATTCTACCTGTTCGTCACAATGCTTAAGAGCTTGCCGATAACCATCGAACCACGCGCGGTCTTTAACTGCTTTAATAGATTCGGAAGGGTCCTCGTATTCGCTCCACGTCAATTTGCCATCCGGGTGAATTTCGATAATGAATTTACGCATTTCCATTTGTAGAGTCTCCCTTCTGCCATCCAAACATAATCATTGCAAGACTGACAAGCACCTTAATACTGTCGATGATGTCATCCTCGGTCAGTTTTTGTAGGTTCTCACCATCAAGAGTAATGTTACCATCGGCTAAAGTGATTTTAATCATGACTTCTTTTTTCATTGGAAACCCCTTTCTTGTTTCTCTCATTGTCTATATTATACCATACACTAAATTGTATATGTTGCTATTTACATTGTAAAAATTGCTGTACTCCCCTACCCTACCGAGTGCAGAGGGAGGGATTTTCTTTTTCTTATAGGTATGTTAGCAATGACTAACTACTATATATTGTGTCTATTGACATTTTGCACAAAGATTGGGGCGTTGGGGAAGAAAATTTTGTGCAATCTGCTATTACGTGTCCC